GTCCTCCTTGCCACCCTCTCCCCATCCCGAGGCGCGGGAGGATGCCTACGAGATAGGTACTCCGCGTGAGTTTGCCGAACGGCTAGCATGGATGGCCGTCAACGGAAAGCCGGACCTCGACCAGTGGGAGAATCACATCAAGTTCAGGGACGCCGCCCTCTCCCGCCTCGCCGCGAAGGAGGGGCAGGGTCAGTATTCCATCGAGCCACATGGTAATGCCTATGCTCTGTACGTCGGGCGCGACAACGAACACCACGGCCTGAATCTCTGCCGCCTATCAGAGTTTGACGCTCATGGCGAAGCGACCCGGACAACCATCGTGCGGGCGCTTAACTCTGCCGACCCCGCCACGTCCGAGAAGCCCGAGGAGGAGAAATAATGGAATATGCAGATATCGCAAGAGAGATATTACGCACTATTGGTATTACGGGAGATGGTCGCGCATACAGCGAATTATTGATCGATGTAGTATCGACTTTGAAAAGATACTTCCACCCTGATCCCGCACCGAAGCCCGAGACGGACGGGGATGCGCGGAAGCTGGCGGAGCGAATACTCCAGATAGCCGATGATCTGCAAGACAAGTGGGACGGCGGGGATCACGCGGACATGTTTGACAAGGTGACAGAGCGCTACATAGATAAGATAACCACCCTGATCCAGTCCCACGACGCCGCCATCCTCGCCTCGCACGGGCAGGGGGACAGCGAGACCCGATGGGCCGAAGTTGGGCGACACTTTTGCACCTCGATGCCCTGCGGCCCTGCCGACTGCGGGCCAGCGCCCTGCAAGTATCTTGCTCAGGCAATCGCTAACCGCAACGCCGGGCAGGGGGAGAGGGCGCTACGGGTCTGCGGCAACTGTCTCCACGGAAGAGGAACATCCCTCGACGATACCCGATGTTACAAGGCCACCCCGTATCTTCCGACCGGCAGACATTGTGAGGCTTGCGCCGATTGGGAACCGTGCGGTACATGCGCCAATCCGAAGAGTGCCGCCCCTCTTGCGTCTCACGACGAAAGCGACACGATACACAATACCGGGAGCGTATCGCACGACAACCGCGAGCCCGACGGGCGGAAGGGGGAGTGAGATGCAAATTACTACTGGTATCACTGCTCCATCAGATCGGAACTATCATGCTCATTGGATACAGATAGAAGTGAAAAATGGAACACGGGTCCGAATTGGGTATTGGCATCATTGGTTCACGCTTGATTGCCACCGATTATGGTGGGCTCCAGCGGGAACATGGAGCCTGACAATTGGTTGCCTTGCCATCATGCGATGTCCACGCACCCTGGACGCAGGGAGGGAGCCATGAGCAAGATAACCGTATTCCGGATAGAGAACCCCGTAACCATGCACGGTATGTGGTACAAGCTCGACGGCTCATATTCCCCTTTCATCTTTGGCCTGACCGAGGGCAAATCGCGCGACCTCCCCATGGGATGGGATGCCCGCTACGGAACCGGGAACCGCAGGTGGTTTAGCGCAGGGAAGTCGAAGGCGAACATGAACCAATGGTTTTCCCCTCGTGACGCTTTCGAGCTCAAGGCGAGCGGGTACGAACTATTCCAGTTCGAGGTCTCGGAATACATGCTCGAGGAGCACCAAGTCCTGTTTACGCGGGAAGGCATTATCCGGCAGGAAATAATACCGATCGAGGCGTTATGGGATATACAGCAAGTAGTCAACGCGGGGTGAGAACCATGACGGAAAGCAAATCGGTCCGGGCCATTGCCAGAACCACGTCGGACAGGGCAATCCACACGCCATACGACGACGAGACGAAACACGCGGCCCCGGAGTGGATCCGAATAGGGTACCTGCAATCGAAGGGGAAGCACATGGAAGGCGGAAACGCCGGCAAAGCCGGGAAGCGCAGGGCTTTGGCATACGTGTCTGGCCCGATTTCAGGCCGCCCCGCGCTCAACCGCCCGGCGTTCGAGCACGCCAGGCGCGAGATCGAAGCCAACCCGCGCATTAAGGCGGTTATCCCGTTCGACCTCTACACGCCGAAGGGGCCGGAGTTGGAATGCCCGGCCTTGGCCTGGACAGAGGCCATGGTGCGATGCCTGCCCAAGTTGAAAGTTTCATCGGTGGTCTACTTCCTGGCAGGATGGCAGCAGTCCTCCGGGGCCAGCGCCGAACACCGGAAAGCGCTGGAATGGCGCAAGAAGATCGTCTACGAGCGTGAGGAGGAAGCATGGGCCTCGGCATAGCAATCGCGGCGGTCCTCCTCGCCTGCTACATCGTCCAGGGCAAGGCCGACAGAGCCAGGGGGCGGCGGTGACTTCCAGGGAAGCGGTTCAGAAGCTCGTCGCCTACACCGACACGGCTGCAGGCGACGACGAACTGGCCCAGGCCGCAAAGATCGTGCTCCAGAACCTGAAGGAGCGGGTCGCGGTGGCTGAGAGCCTGAGCCGGATGGTCGAGCGATTCCTCGAGCTCGGCGACAAGCACCAGCCGGCCAAGGAAGAGAGCCTATTCGCGGACCTTCCCCCACAGCCAGGCGTCTACCGACACCCAGAAGCGCCCGGTCGGAATTGACGAGCTGATACGCAGGACGCCATGATAGGGGCCAGGGGGCGACACCCATGAAACGACTAGCCGCGGCCGGCACGGCCGTGCTTCTCTTCGCGGTTTCAGCATACCTGACCATCGACCTCATGGTGGCCTTTGCCGGGACCGAGCTCCTTCCCAGGATCGCCTGGGGAGGGGCCGGATTCGGCTTCGAGAGCGCCAAGATCCTGACATGGACGAGCAGACGGAGGAAGCTGGCCGCCGGCTTCATGGCCGTGTCCTTCCTGGCATCCGTAGGCGGAGCCCTCGTCACGGCGGGGCGGGCCTCGCGCGTCGGGATCGACGAGGCATGGGAGGCGAGCCAGGAGACGGCCATCGCCGCCCTCGACGCGACCATCCGGGGCCTCAACGCGGCGATCGCGGCCAACCCGGCAGGCTACGGCACGGCCGCGGCGAAGCAGACCGAAGCGCTCCTCTCCGCCATGGCCCAGAGGAAGGCCCTCGACGACGAGCTCCGCGCGGCGCGGGCCGCAGCGACGGTCTACGAGCCGGGGGAGGTCTTCCTGGCGCTGGCCGGCGGGAGCCCGCGGGGCGCCGTGTGGGTCCGGCTTGCCTTCACGGTGATCGCGGCCCTCCTCCTCGAGCTCGGCGCCGTGACCCTGTCGCAGATCGCCGAGGAGCTCAAGCCAGCGAAACAGGTAAAAACCGAAGAGGCGCCCACGGAGGCGCCACGGGCTCAAGAGCCCGAACCGATGCGATTCCCTCTCCGCCACACCGGCACCGAGGGGGGAGGAGGGCGACAATGATCGTAAAGGAAATCAAGACAGAGAGAGGGAGAGCGAGGATCCGCGTCGAAGAGCACGTCTGCGCCTATTGCGGGCAGGACGTCGACCCCAGGGATCCGGGGGCGCACGTCGCCGTCTGCACCCGCCACCCCGCCTACAAGTACAAGCAGGCTCTAGAGCGGCTCCTACTGCGGATAGACGAGATAGAGAGGCTCGCCGCGGTTGCCGGCAGCCGGCATATCGATGACGCCCACATCGAAGACCTTCTGCACGAAGCAACCACCTCCGCGCGGCGCGAGGCATTCGGTCCTGCCAGGCCGGCCAGGAACGGCGAGGACTACCATGGATGACAGGATACTCATCACCACGAAGGACCTCGGGTTGATGACAATTCAAGACCCTGCTGGTGGCTATTACGAAGCCTACGTGACCAGGATCTACGCAAGGACACCTCGCGGGATCGCGTACACAGACAGCAAGGCAGACGCAAGATTGCTCAGAGCTGAGCCTGACCCCGCGAGAAGCAGGAAGGGATACGACGATGCCATGCTCAAGGGGTTCATGGAGAATCCAATGTTCCAGAATACAGGCATAGACGTTAGGTTCTGTGGAAGCATCGAGGAGATGGAGCGGTCCTGCGAGCCTGAGTCCGTCCAGGAGATGCGCGACATTTGCCGGAAGCTCGACGAGGAGTACCCGGCGGGGCAGATCGGGAGCAACATTCCGATTCCATCATAGTTCTGCCCTTTTCCCGATTGACTACCCAACGCGATGGGATTATGGTCGTCAACGAAACGACAGCCGCGACAACGCGGGAAGGAAGGGCGACATGAGCACGAGCATGACAATTGCAAAGCTGAACAACGACGGGACCGCACGGGCGATAACGGTCTACTACGACGGATACCCCGACTACGCGATCCCGACGCTGACAGAGGTATACAACACCGAGGCCAAGGTAGACGAGCTCCTCGACCTTGGCGACCTTGTCTCCATCGGCGCCAGCATCGAGGAATGCGAGAGCTGCGCCAAGGCGAACATGGGCAAGAGCGGGTACAACAACACCAAGGCCGTTATGATCCCCGCGGGGAGATCGATCAGGCAGAAAGGTAACCCGAACAACTATAAGACCGACTACGCCTACCTCTGGGTAAACGGCCTCTGGTTTTGTGCATAGGGGGCGACGATGGGAAGGGACCGGATGCTGGATATCTGCGAGTACATGGTGGCCATGGTCACATGCGGGAGGACGATCGACTGCGTCATTCAAGACGCCATGTCCTGCTACCACATCACCGAAAGCGAGGCCAACGAGATAGCCGAGTCGGTCTTCATGGAGGCCGTATGAGCGAGTACGACCGCTACCAAGCAGAGCTCCAATCCACAGAGCACGAGCCCGGATACAGCGCGATGAACCTCCTCGACAACCAGACCCTCCTCGCGGCAGCGAAGGGGGAGCTAGACCTCAACATGGTGGCGAGGGTCCTCATCGCCAGCAGGGGCATCGGCCCCGAGGGGGTCTGGGTCGGATTCAAGGAAGCGGAGGAGTACTGGCGGGGGCTCCCGGCCCCCGGGGATAGCGCCGCGGCTCGCCGCGCGGGGAGCGCCAAGAGCGAGAAGAAGGCCGCCGCGGCCCGAGCGAACGGGAAGAAGGGCGGCAGGAAGAAGAACGTCCAAACATTCGGACAGGAGGATGCATGAAAACCACCATCACCATCGAGATCAGCCCCGCCGAGAAGATCAGCGAGCCCCGAGCCTTCGGGATGCCGCCTGTCGAGTATTACGAGGTCAAGGCGACCGCCACCTACAAGGAGCCCGTCGAGGTCTCGGTGGAGTACCCCGGCCAGCGCCCGGTCAAGGTCGAGCAGAAGGACTCCCGGCAGTTCGAGGTCACGGGGAGGATCCCCAAGAAGGCATTCGAGGACCAGGGGGCGCCAACGCTCACCAGATGGCGGACCTTCACCGGGGCGGAGATGGCGGCCAAGCTGACCCTCGCCATCCTCAAGGGCCTCGAGCTGGAGGCGGACCAGAATGCCCCTCAACACGGATAAGATCAGGTCCACGGTCCTCATGGTGGCCGAGCCAGGCCCCAGGGCCGAGTACGCCGTCCGCACCATCATCGAGGAGGCCACCCGGTACGCCGCAGAGCAGGCCGGGAAGGCGCCTTCCGGGTCCGGGGCGGCGGCTACGGGCTTGCCCGTCGGCAATTTCAGGGGGGAATTCCTCCTCCCCATGAGGGAATCCCTGAACCAGGCTCTCGCGGCTTGCCGCGGAGCGGGTGCCGCACGGGCTTGCCCGGCGGGCTCCCCGAGGGATACCATCCAGCAAGAGCAAGGGCGATAAGGAGAAAGGGCGATGATACGAGCGAAAGACGGGCTGCCATACTTCACCGACGCAGAGCGGAAGCCGGCCCTATGGGCCATTTCGGTCATGCTTGCCCCCATCGTGGCGGTGGTCCTTTCCACCAGGAACACGAGCATCCTGCACGAGCTCGGCCACGCCATCGTTGGATGGGGCCAGATCGTCAGCGACCACAGGACCATCATCACCTTCGACTGGTACGGTACGAACATCGCCGGGGCAGCCTTCCCCATGTTCCTCTACGCAGCTGCAGGGTATTGGACGCGCCGGTGGTTCCCCGCAGCTTGGGCAGTAGGCGGCATCATCCCATGGTTCATTGATGGATTCGAATATGGCGCCCCTTGGCAGTCTTTCGGAGGGGGGGATCTCGATTATTACTACCACCAGCCCGAGTACATGATCGGCCTGGTGCTTTGGCTCGCCTTCTGCCTTTGGTACGCGTATCGCCCGTGGAGGCTTCCCAAATACAGGTACGTCGTTGACGTCAAAGGGAACACCATCCACAAAGTGAGGAGGGAAAACCGATGTCCGACCAGTACACGCCAGGCCAGCAATCATTCCTAGAGTCCACCCGTAACGCCTTCAACCCGCCCAAGAAAAGCGGGTCTACCTGGAGCGACAAATACCAGTCAGACCTCGACAAATGGGTCAAGGAAAACGCCAAGAGGTACGCCGAAATCTACAACAAGGATCCGGGGCTGCTGTCCAAATACCCTGAATTCGCCGGGAAGACGCAACTCCTCTACGAGTCAGCAGTCAGCCAGGGATTCATCGTCCCGAAGAAGTCCGCGTCAAGACAGGCTGCAGAGAGCCAGCAGAACCCCGCCAGCACCCTTTACCCAAGCATGAAGCCCTGACAGGAGCGGAAATGTCCAAAACAGCCACCGAACAAGCTCAATCTATCCGGATCACCTGCGCGGGGGCGGGCGTCATCAACATCGAGGACGTGAAGGGCATACAGGGGAACCTCAAGACCATCAACCGGAAGAACCTCGAGAAGCTGAAAGGGCGGATCCTCAAGCATGGATTCAACGTCCCATACCATATCTGGATCCACGACGGGCAGCATTTCCTCCTCGACGGTCACCAGAGGACCAGGGTTCTGCTCGAACTGCAGGCCCAGGGCTACACCGTCCCGCCCCTCCCCTACGACATCATCGAGGCCGACAACCTGCAGGACGCCAAGGACAAGCTCCTGGGCATTTCGAGCCAATACGGCGAGTTCACCATGGAGGGCCTGCGCGAGTTCACCATGGACATGGGCGAGGTCGACCCGGACCTGCGTCTGCCATCCGGCGAGATACGACTCGAGACGATTCGCCCCGCGGAGGAGGAGCTCGGAGACGACGACATCCCCGACTCGGCCCCGAAGATCGCCAAGCGCGGCGACCTCTGGCAGCTTGGACCGCACCGCCTGAAGATCGGCGATTCGACCAGCAAGGAGGACGTCGCCGACCTCATGCAAGGGGATGCCGCACAGCTTTACTTCACGGACCCGCCATACGGCGTCGACTACGAAGGCGCCGACGGCGGGATCCTCAACGACCAGCTGAAGGACGCCGAGCTCGAGAAGCAGCTGCTAGCCCCCGCCTTCCGCCTAGCCGCCAAGTTCCTCGTCGAGGACGGGGCCGCGTACATTTGGCATGCGAGCGCCACCAGGCGCAGCTTCGAGAGGGCGCTCACGGCCGCGGGGCTCGAGGAGCGGCAGTACATCATCTGGGCGAAGCCGGCGCCGGTCCTGGGGCATAGCCATTACCAGTGGGCGCATGAGCCATGTTTCTACTGCGGGAAGCACGGCATCACCCCGCGATGGGCAGGGGATCGGAAGCAGAGCACGGTCTGGTCCGTCACCATGCGCAAGGAGGGGGCCGCCTTCGTGGCCCTGGCCGGCGGCGTTGCGCTTTCGGACGGGCAGGGCGCCCAGGTCTTCATCCAGCGCGACCCACCGAAGGGGAAGAAGATCCGCGGGATCCGCGTAGGGGACGGCGAGACGGTCCTGCTCTCGAGCCTCGAGGGCTCCGACGTCTGGGAGGTCGCCCCGGATTCCAAGAAGGAATACATCCACCCGAACCAGAAGCCCGTCGAGCTCGCCATCCGCGCCATGATCAACAACACGGAGCCAGGCGAGGTCGTCCTCGACAGCTTCACCGGGTCGGGCAGCACTCTCATGGGATGCCAGCGCATGGGCCGACTGTTCCGGGGCCTAGAGCTCGACCCCAGATGGGCTGACCGCATCATCAAGCGGTGGTGCCTCTGGATGTTCGACCACCACCTGGAGCCCGTCGTCATGCGCAACGGGAAGCCCTTCGAGTGGCAGAAGTTCTGCCCGGAGCTAGGCGAATGAGCGCACACAGCAAGAGGAAGCCGTCTCCGCCAAACTTCGAGATTCGGTTCATTGAGTACCCGCCACCCCACCCCATCCGCCTAGCCCTGGCGGTCTACCGCATCGCGCGAGATCACAGGAAGATCACCAAGACCCATGGAGCCAAAAGCTGGATGGCCGAGACTCCGTGGAGGGGAAGAGCTTAGGGATATGTCCGTAGGCAGCAACAACGGCCCAGGGAAGCGATTCAAGCCAGGGCAGTCAGGCAACCCCAAGGGCCGGCCCAAGAAAGGCGAGAGCTACAGCGACATCCTCGCCCAGATGGCTGCCATCAAGGACATTCGCCTCGGGGACGGGACCCTCATCGACCGCAAGACGGCCCTCTGCGAGATGATGTGGACCAAAGCCCTCCGCGACAAGGACACCTACGCGGCCAAGTTCATCATCGAGCGCCTGGAAGGCAAGACCCCGCTCACCCTACAAGGGCCTGACGACGACGACGGGAACCCGACGCCCGTCGCCATGATTCAGACGGTGGAGCGAATGAGCCTCGATGAATGGAGGAAAGCGTACTCGAACGAGAATACATCTGGCGACCGCAGCCAAGACAAGCAGAAGCCCTCGCCTGCCCCGCGTCGGAGGTCTTCTTCGGAGGAGCCAAGGGAGGAGGGAAAAGCGACTTCCTCCTCGGCGACTACCTCGCGGACTACGAAGAATGGGGCGAAGCATGGAAAGGGATCCTCTTCAGGCGGTCGTACAAGGAGCTCGACGAAATCATAGGCCGGTCCCGGCAGGTCATCGGCAAGATTCCAGGGGCCACCTACGTCGGCGGCGACCAGATGCTCTGGCGCATCCCCGCGCCCAATTCCAGGTTCCCAGGATTCGCCACGCTGCGATTCAGGTCCCTGGACTCCGACCTGCGCGTCGGCGAGTACAACGGCCACCAGTACCCCTGGATCGGATGGGACGAGCTGACGGAATTCCCAACGCCAGGCCCGTACCTCTTCGTCATCGGCTGCAACCGCTCGGCCTTCGGAGCCCCATGCCGGATCCGGGGCACCGGGAACCCAGGCCGGCCAGGCCACGTATGGGTCAAGGGACGGTTCATCGACGTCGCGCGTCCTTTCGAGCTCTTCACGGACCCGGACACCGGGCTGACCCGCTGCTTCATCCCGTCGAAGCTCGAGGACAACCAGATCCTCATGCGGAACGACCCCGACTACGAGAAGCGCCTCATGGGCCTGCCCTCCCACTTGCGGAAGGCACTGCGATTCGGCGATTGGGACGTTGTCGTCGGCCAGGTCTTCGACGAGTTCAAGAGGGAGCGCCACGTCATCAAGAGGACGCCCCTCGACGCGACCTGGTACCGATTCTGCTCCATGGACTGGGGCTACCAGAAGCCGTTCAGCATCGGCTGGTGGGCGGTCCATCCTGACGGCCGCATGATCCGATACAAGGAGTGGTACGGCTGCGAGCACAACGAGGCGAACAAGGGCCTCAAGATGAGCGCCGGGCTTGTGGCGAAGAAAGCATGGGAGATCAGCGTCGACGAGGGAGCGACCACGATGGTGGCCGACCCGGCCTGCTGGACGAAGATCGGCCTCTCGGACGACAAGGGCGCCGAGGTCCCGAGCGTAGCGGAGACATTCGAGGCCCAGGGCTTCACGATGGTGAGGGCCAACAACGACCGCGTGAACGGCCTGGCCAGGCTCCACGACATGCTCACCTTGGACGGCGCCGACGGACGTCCCATGATGCTCGTGGGCGAGAACTGCCACCATTGGCTCCGCACGGTCCCCTACCTCTGCGCAGACCCGAGGAACCCGGAGGACATAGATACGGAGCTCGAGGACCACGCCTACGATGACACGCGCTACGCGGCCATGTCCGAATACGCCCTGAACCCGAGGGGCCTCGCCAGGCGCGAGACGCTGTCCCCGATCCGCCCCCAGAGGAGAAAAGAATATGACCCCTTGCGGGACGGTCTCTGATGCGCTACATTCGGACACCAAGTTGAGGGAATGGAAATTCCTCCAGCCGATGCCCTGCACAATCGCCCGCGGGGACAAGCCATGCCGGCCGGTGAGGGGGGAGCGCAAAGGAGTCGCCCCCGATGCCTCCCCCCAAGCCCGGCCACCTTTTAATGCATCGCAGGGTGGAGCAGATGGGAGCTCGCCAGGTTTACGACCTGGAGGTCGTCGGTTCAAGTCCGGCCCCTGCAAGAGCGCGGAAAAGGAGCGAAGGCTATGGATTACCTGAACCAGACAGCGGCCGGCGCCCAACCTCCAGGAGATCGGAATAGCTTCATGGACCTCGCGGCCCAGAAGCGCCAGGCCCCCAGGCGGAAGCGGAAGAAGACTCTCGAGCAGGTCATGTACCCCGAAGCATCGCAGGGAGGGCAGGCGTAGACGAGAAAACGCTCTTCGACGAGCTCCTCTCGGGGCAGAAATCCCTGGAGACGAAGCGCCAGGCATGGGAACCGGTCTGGGACGACGTTATCGACTTCTGCAACCCCCCCAGAGCATTCTACGCCCCCAAGGACGCGGGCAAATCCAAGCGTCCGAAGACCCAATACAACAGCCGAGGCATCCGAGCGCTCAACATCAGCGCCGCGGGATTCCTCTCCTACACCGCCAACAGGCAGGGCGTGTGGTTCCGCCTCAAGATGCAGAACGACACCCTCATGGAAGAACCAGGAGTCGCCGACTTCCTCGAAGCCTGCGACCGCATCATGTACTCCGAGTTTTCGAGGAACAGGTTCTACGAATGCCTGTCCGAGATGGCCCTCGATATGCACGGCCCCGGAAACGGATTCGGCTACATCGAGGAGGACCAGAGCGACCCCAAACGGCCCAGAATCCTGTTCCAGGCCCGCCACTACAAAGGGATCTGGATCGAGGAGAACGCCGCCGGAGACGTTGACACCCTTCTCGAAGAGATCCCGATGGCCCTCCGTGACGTCGCGGCGCGATTCGGCGGCAAGCTCCCCCAGGAGGTCCTGGAACGAGCCAAGAAAGCCCCGTTCGACACCTACCTCGTCAAGCACCTGACCAAGCCCAGAGACGAGCGCTTCGCCCAATTCGCCCAGACCCAATTTGACGAGAATATGCGGTTCAACTCGATCTGGTACGACGAGAAGGAGAAGCGGATCCTCGACGTCGGTGGCTATTGGGAATTCCCCTGGCTCGTCGCCAGGTACGCCAAGAACGCCGGCGATCCTTACGCGCATTCCCCAGGCCAGTACGCCCTTGGTGACATGATGGGCGCCAACCAGATGACCAAGAGCCGGATCCGCCTCGGCAACATCATCGCAGACCCGACGCTCATCGTCGACGAAAAGCTCGAGGGCCAGGACGACATCCTCCCTGGTGGGCGCATCTACACGAAGAAGGACACGCAGCGGGTCGAGGCGCTGAACATCGGCGCCAACTACCCCATCGCTATCGACAACGAGGAGCGCCAAGACCGGATCATAGACGAGCACTTCAACGTGCAGATTTACCTCATGCTGCAGCAGGCCGACGGCAAGATGACCGCACGCGAGGTCGTCGAGCGCATGGGCGAGAAAGCCGCGGTCTTGAGCCACGTAACCGGCCGATTCATCGGCGAAGTCCTGCAGCCGGCCATCCGCCGGACCTTCAACCTCCTCCTGCGATCCGGTAGGCTCCCGCCCCTCCCCCCCGCTCTCGCAGAAGCCAGGGAAGAGGCCGGGCTCGACATCGAGTTTATGGGCTTCTTCAGCCAGGTCCAGAAGAAATACTACGCCACGAACGGCGTCAACTCGGCGCTCGAGTACGCCGGCGCCTTCGCCCAGGTCTTCGGTCCTGAGCCCCTCGACAACATCGACCCGGACGTCCTCCTGCGCGAGGGCCTCGACGCCGCCGGTGCGCCGCAGAGGGCCATCCGCGAGACGCGCGACGTCAAGAAGACGCGCCAGGCGCGCGCCGAGGCCGTGCAGGCCGCCCAGGAGGAGCAGAAGCAGATGATCGGCCAGCAGGCCATCATGCAGAACATGGACAAGCTCGGGAAGAAGCCAGAGGACGGCAGCCCGCTTGCAGCCATGGACGCCGTCCAGGCCGGCGGATCCGGTAACCCGTTGACCGGAGGCGCTGCGTAAAGCGAGTAGCTGACCTCAAGGCCATCATGGCCAAGATGAAGACCGAAGAGGAACGACGGGCATACCTCGTCGGCCTTTTCGGTCGCGTCTTTGGGAGCCCCGAAGGGCAGATAGCTCTCACCTACATCCTCGACGACCTCTTCTACTTCACCAGGCCAACCGACCAGGAGGGCGAAGCCAGGCGCAACTACGCCACGGAGCTCCTCCACGATCGGCTCGGCATCACAGATAGCATCGCCGTCACGGCGGCGTTGCTCAAGTCGAACGGCAAGGAGCCAAAATGTCCAGAATGACCATGCCGATGGGTCCGCAGGCGATCGACCTTCAATGGTTTGGTGCCGAAGCGGGCAACCCCGGCGAGGGTAGCGGAGAGGGAGCGAACGCCGCCGACAGCTTCGCCACCAATCTCGCAGGAGATGCCGGAAGCAGCAGGAAGGAGTCGTCGACCCCGCCTGCCCAGGACCCCAACGGAGGGAAGCCCGCGGAGAAGCAGGAGGGAGGCAAGGAGAAGCCGACCCCCGAGCTCCCCGGATGGACCCAGGCCACGACCAAAGAACTGCGAGCAGATCCGCGATTCGCCGCCTTCGCGTCGAAGTTTAAGAGCTTCGACGAGGCGGTAAAGAGCGCACTCGAGCTCGAGGCCAAGATCGGCGGCATGGTCTCCCTTCCCGGAAAAGAGTCCAAGCCAGAGGACATCGCCGACTACTACAAGAAGATCGGCGTCCCCGAGAAACCTGAAGGGTACGACCTCAAGAAGAAAGAGGGGATCGACTACTCCGACGAATCCCTCGCCGAATTCCGAGCACTCGCGTCCAAGTTCCACCTTACCCAGGAACAGGCCGCCGGGATGTTCGAAGCCGCGAACGAAACAGCCGCGAAGGCCCTCGCCGACTACGCCGCCAAGCAGCAGCAGAACGCCCAGGAAGCCGTCACGAACTGCGAAGCCTCCCTCAAGAAAGAGTGGGGAACCAGTTTCGACGTCAACCTCGATTCTGCCCGCCGCGGGATGGCTGCGTATGCGGACAAGGAGCTCCTGAACGACGCCGCGAGGACCGGCATGGGCAACTCGCCCGCGTTCATGAAGCTGTTCGCTCGCATCGGTCAGCTTGTCCGCGAGGACTCGACCGCCCACCGTGCGCCGGGAGGCCGCGGGGAAGGCAAGCCCCTCGAGGAAATCATGTACCCCGAGCAGAAACGATAAGGAGCAACCATGGCCTCCGAACTGACCATGCTTAACCCCACCCTCCTCGACCTCAGATCGAGGATGGACCCCGACAACAAGATCGCCGCGATCATCGAGATGCTCGCCAAGACCAACCCCATCCTGGAGGACATGGTCATGGCCGAGGGCAATCTCCCCACCGGCCACCGCACGACCGTCCGCACCGGTCTGCCCTCCGTCTACTGGCGGACGCTCAACAAGGGCGTGAAGCCATCCAAGAGCCGCACCGCGCAGGTCGATGAGGGCTGCGGCATGCTCGAAGCCTACGCCGAAGTCGACAAGGTCCTCGCGGACCTCAACGGCAACACGGCGTCCTTCCGCCTTTCCGAAGACAGGGCCTTCATCGAGGCCATGAACCAGGAGATGGCGAGGGGCCTCTTCTACGGCAACCCCGAAGTCGAGCCCGAGAAGTTCCTCGGTCTCGCCCCCCGCTTTGCCGCCGCCTCCACGGACGAGACGCAGTCCGGCTACAACATCGTCAAGCCCGCGGGCTCCGTCACCCCGTCCGGCGCCGACCAGACCTCCATCTGGCTCGTCGTCTGGGGCATCAACACCGTCCACGGGATCTACCCCAAGGGCAGCGAGGCCGGCCTCAAGCACCAGGACCTCGGCGAGGTCACCCTCGGCGATGCCACGAACGGCTACTACCAGGGATACCGCGCCCACTACAAGTGGGACCTCGGCCTGGTCGTCCGCGACTGGCGCTACGTCGTCCGGGTCGCCAACATCGACATGGGATCCATCACGAGCGACCCCGCCACCCAGGGCCTCCTCGACGCGATGGACGACGCGATCTCCCGGATCCCGTCTCTCAGCATGGGCCGCCCGGTGTTCTACGCCAGGCGCGAGGTCATGTCCCTCCTCACCAAGCAGGCGAGGAAGGGAACCTCGGCGACCCTCCGGGTCGCGGACCTTGCGGAAAACCGCCAGGTAACCATGTTCAACGAGGTCGCCATCAAGCGCACCGACGGCATCCTCAAGACCGAAGCGGTCGTGGCCTGATAGGCCGGAAGGAGAAACACCATGATCAGAGACGCCGGTCTCAAGCTCACCGTGGCCCAGGCCGATGTCCGCAACGCGGGCACGTACCTCGGCCAGAACGGCATCGCCGTCGGCCATGCCAGGGGCATCCAGGTCGGGCACCCGCTCGACCTCATCTGCCGAGTCGGTACCGCCTTCGCCGGCGGCACCAGCGTGGAGTTCCAGCTCGTCCAGGCGGACGACGCTGCCCTCACCACCAACAAGGAGGTCATCCTCTCCTCGGGCGCCATCGCCGAGGCGAAGCTGACCGCCGACACCATCGTCTTCAAGGGGCCGATGCCCCGGAAGGTTTCCAGGGCCTACATCGGCATCCAGGCCACCGGAGTAGGCACCCACACCGCCGGCACCTTCGATGCCGAGCTCGTCGAGAGGGCTCCCATGAGCCCGTCCTTCTAACGAAGGGAAAGGATAGGCCATGCCCGAGAAAGACTTCGAAGAGGAGGAGGAGGTCCAGCTCTTCCTCTGCCAGCAGGACTGCTTCGACGGCGTCAGGGACTACCGGAAGGGCGAACGGTACCCGATCAGCCCCAAGTCGCCCTGCGCCAAATACTTCAAGCTCCCCGAGAGCCTCCGACCGAAGGAGGCCGGCGGGGCCGACAAGAAGGGCGGCGGCGGGGCCGACAAGAAGTAGCCATTCGGGCGCGGGGCTTTTGGGCTCCGCGCCCTTTCCCTTTCGAGGAGGATTAGATGCCAGTCACCGTCTGGGATATCTGCAACAAGGCGCTCAAGCGATGCGGGGAGATGGGGACGCTCGCGGCCGACTTCATGACCAACCCCCAGACGAAAGCGGCAACGCTCCTCAAGCTCTTCTACGACGACGCCCGCCTCGAGATCCTCCGCCTCGAACCGTGGACCTGCGTAGCCAAGCGGGGACCGCTTACCGAGGACACCGTGCTCGTTCACTACACGGGCAGGGCATACGCATGGGACCTCCCCACGGACTACATCCGCGAGATAGACGTCGTCGACGAGGCGGGGAAGCCAATGGATTACCTGCAGGAGCAGGGCCACATATTCACGGACGGAGGGAGCCCCATCCTCATCTACGTCCCCGACGCCACGGACCCGACCAATTGGGACCCGCTCCTCCGCGAGACGGTGGTGATCAACCTGGCTTCGAAGATCGCATACCCCCTGACTTCGAGCCACGAAGCGGAAACCAGCTTCGCAACGATCGCCCAGGCAGTCGCAGGGGCCGCGGGGCAGAAGTCCAGCCGCGAGCGCCGCCAGGGCTCGGAATTCTCCGATGAATGGATGCCTGGGCTCTTCAAGGGGCGGAGGCCGCAGTGAAGCAGCAGCAGTACGTCCTCGACTTCCTCCAGGGGGAGCTAGGCCCGACATTTAAGGGCCGCTTCGACCTAGAGGCATACAATCATGGCGCACAGCTCATGGAGAACGCAGAACCCGTACTCCCCGGTGGTTTCCGGCTTCGTGGTGGGCTATTCCAGGTCAACGACGAAACATTGTCGGGGAAATGCCGGCTGCATCCATTCATCATCAGCAGGAACCGTGCATACATCCTCGAGTTTGGTGCTGGATATCTCCGATTCTGGAAGGAAGGGATGCTCGTCAGGTCCGGGGCGGACCCCGTCGTGGTGACGACGCCATACACGGCCGCGGACATCCCGAAGCTCTGGTTTGCCCAGACGAACAACATTCTCATCATTACCTGCCAGAACGCACCAATCAAGAAGCTCGAGTATGAGCCGGATACGTCGACGCTCACATTCGGGAGCCTCGCGATCACGGGGAATTCGGGGAAGCTCCCGTTTCAGCCCATCACCGACGCTCCGAATAATGGGGACTGGCCGGCGATTGGGGCATTCTTCAACGGCAGATTTTATGCAATGGGGACCAAGAACAAGCCGACGGGCATCTGGGCATCCGAGCCTTACGATTATGGGAATTTAACCGAATACGACACAGTCTCATCGACCAGCCGCCAGATCCGTGAGCCTATGCACCTCGTCAAGGGCAACGTTACATCGGGGTCTAAAGTAATCTCGGGCATAGAGGCCGCGGACCTCAATGACGTAAGGGCAGGAGATACGATCTGGGGAGCTGGAATCGTGAAGAAAGCGAAACTTTCTTTCACAGGGAAGACAACCGTCGATAGCCCGACGATAACGGGTATTTCTAGTTCCGTAGTGACGGACATCGAGATAGGCGATCCAATATCAGGCTCAAATATACCGGTCACTACTGTCGCATCGAAGGGAACCAATAGCCTAACGTTGAACGCGAATGCGACCAAGACAGAGGAGGCTGGAGTATTTCAGCGTGATGCTCTTTCCACTCATGTAACAAGCGTCGGGGCAGACAGCATCACGATGGACCGCGCAGCGACTCAGACCGCAGCCAACCAGGTAGTTTATACCGGATGGGCAGACCCAACCATCCCTGAGTATGGCGACGTCACGATAACGCGCGACATAGTCACGGAGGGGAACGCATTTTTCATGGAGATCGCGTCCGACCAGGCAGAGGAGATATCCTGGGCGGCATCGGGAAAGGATCTCGTGATAGGCACCACAACCGGCGAGCGAATCATACCCACGGGGGTGTCGCCGTTGGACCTCGCCTGCATTCGACAGACAGCATATGGCGGAGCGAGCATCCAGCCTTTCCTTTTCGCGGACACACTTCTCTTCGTTGAGCAGGGGGCAGGTGGGATCCGTGAGTATTTCTACCGAGATGAAGCAGGCGCCTACCAAAGCCCCGATCTGACATGGCAGGCTCCTCATCTTTTCGAGGACGCGATCCTCGAGATGGACTACCAGAACCGTCCAAGGCCCACAATATGGGCTGTCGTAGGGAACGGAGAACTACGAGGATGCCTCTATTCCAGGCAGCAAGGAGCGAGAGGATGGTATCGCCTAACGACACCGGGAGGGGTGATAGAAGACATCGCAGTCGTCCCGGAAGGAGCCAAGGACGCGCTCTATGCTTCCGTACTACGAAACGGGGCTCGTCGGCTTGAACGGCTCGGGGATGAAGGGCACCTCGACGCCGCGCGGCGCGTTTCTAAAACCGCAGGCTTCATACCAACCACATGGCTCCCTGTTGGAGCATCTGCGAGGGTGATCTACAACGGCAAGGCATACGATATAACCGTAACCGAATGGACAACAGTACTGCCATCAAAGATCCCAACTGAAGCTCAGATCCTAGTTGGGCTTCCATTCACC